ATTTGCTGCATTTGCGCTAATTGTTGCAATTCATCCTTAAATTCTAGTTCAATTTGCTCTTGTGCCATCAAACTTATGTGTTCTAGACAGTTTTTTTCCACTGCAGCAGTCACCATAGGTGCTGTTCTCACCATATTTGTCGCTAAAAAGTTTAAGTGAGCTGTAATATGCGCTCTATGGTCTTGTCCAGGGAAAGCTTGGAATGGTAAACCTGCTAAAGCATCAATATGCTCTAATGCAGGATCTTTTGGCATTGGTTGAGGTGGTTTTTTTAAAATTAAATCAATATCTTTAACACCTAAAGCCTCATACATATTTCTATAAACCTCATATTGATTGTGAAGCTGTGGATTTGAGGTCGCCAATTGCAGCTCCGTTTGTGCGAGGGAAATTCTCTGAGTTTGAGAGAAAATATTTGGATCTGCAACTGGCAATATATCTACTCTGTCGTCAAAGTCCATTTGCTTAATTTGCCTTTGTCCTCCAACAACATCATACGGATAGATCGGAGGTAGATATAACTTGAAAACTCTTGCAAGTAATGTGAATTCTTTTTTCATCGCAGCATATAATCTTTTGTGGATCGCAGACATAACTCTCGATCCTCTTTCCAACATAGCCACTGTCGTGCCCACTGCTGCTTGTTGGTTCCCGTCTCCTACTTGCAGGTCCGCAATGGATGCGAATCGTTGTCCTGCAGATACCACGACACCCATAAGTTGTAATAAAGTTTGTGATGGTTCTTTAAATGGAAGCATCATAAATGCATCTTTTAAATTTCCACCAGGAGCATCTACATCTCTAAATTCTCCAGGTTGGATTGACTGCGCTTCGTCTCTCATTTTAATTCCACGCATTTTAAATCCGGCAGGTAAGTTTGACAAGGTTCCAGCGTCGAGCAATTGTCTTAATGCAGCTGTTGCTGTTCTTGATAGTCCACCAATCATGTGTATTAAACCAAAACCATAAAAACC